ATAAATGAGACGTGAATTTTCTCCACTTTTCTTGATTTTCTGGCTTGACACTACTGGAAAACCGTGGTATAATAAGGATGTCCCACCGGGAAATCGGGAAGGAGATAATGTATAGATCTTGATTATTCTTTACTTGGGCCGAATCACTGTATTAAGAATCGGACGGAAATCAAGATTCCAGGAAAATCAAGACTTGTAAAGAATCAGGTAATTACAGTGACGAGGCGAAGCCTCATGGACGCCAGTCCATTATGGAAGAAACTTGGAAAAATCAAGAATCATAGTCTTCCAATCCTGAAGGTATCATACTGGAAGGTAACCGATGCCTCCGGATAGATCACGTCTTGTTGGGTAATGTCCAAACTTACATCTGATAAATTAATCGGAAAACAATTCGTAAAATTCAGCTCAATATTTGGGTTCTTCTTGCTATTCATGATCTGAAGTCTGATATCTGAATACAGACCTTCTTCTGATTCGTTGATATCCCGGAACTGTTCGTGGTTTTCCGGAAACGTGATGCCGACCATCCAGTTCCATATTTCCATGTAGTTGTTCATGTTCTCATCTATGATGAATGAGACTTCAAGATTGTTGTATTGAAGCTGATCCGGTGTTGCCCAGACATTATTGAATCTGGTTGGTTGCAGGATAGGTGAGGCGGAGATACCCGGAACTGAAATTCTCTGCGTGAAAAACTCGACATGCGGGATCCTCTTGATCGCAATGCGGAATTCAAGAGGGGAGAAATAATTTGGAAATGGTCCGGTCGGGCTGGTCATGAACCTATTTAGCTTGGTGGGAAAACTACGCTAATTAATTCCAGGAGGAAGTTCTAAATATGAAATATATTTCAGATTCTACTGTGGGTCAATTCATCAGTGATAATCAATCAATTGTCCTTGACAGTGCAATTCGCGACACTCTGGGTTCTTGGGTAGAGGAAAATACAGAGGGTGGAATCTTAATTACCGGAACGCATTACGGTGGTATCATTATTCAAATCAAAAACTCAGATATTATAACCCTAGGAACTCATGTGTGGACACCATCCATATTTGGATTTTCAAGTATGATAACATTTTGTCAAGATTCGGATACTACTATTCTGAATAAAATACTGCCAAGTCTTTTGGCATTTAATAGAAGTGTCCTTACAACTTCTTTTCGGGACGATAATGAAAAAAATATGTGGATTCAAGCCTGTGATATTATAGACAAAAAATATTTTGTATACCGTTCAAAGGGGAAAATTATTACAGAAAATGCAGATTTTGATGCCTTTTATATTACGGATGTTGAAAGATGAAAACATTACAGCAAATTTTAGCCGAATCTCCAGTAAGAATTAATTTCAGGACCAATCCTTATAGTGTCAATTTTGATGATCCTGTCATTAATTCTGAAACCCTAGAAATGTGGTTATCTGAAAATATTCGGAGAATCAAGAAACTCGATACCAAACATAATCTTCTTGAATATACCAAGAAGGGTTCCAAACACACGTTTGTACATAATCTAAATGATAATATGATAGACGCATTTGTTGTATGGTATCCGATAGTATCTCCTACAAAATCCTTGACAGTTTCATCTGCCTGGAGGAGAAAATCAAATCTTTTCATTTCAGATCCTATAGGATATCTCTATTTTGATTATCTGTTGCCCAAATACGGATCATTGAAATCTGACATCAGACAAACTCCACATGGAGAAAAATTCTGGAAAGAGAAAATTCTTCCAAGAGCCGAGAAAGAAGGTCTTCATATAGGTCTTGTTAATGATAAGATACTGGAAGAATGGAAATCTCCTAAAATACCTCTAAATGACTGGTTACGTGAAAAGGATGCCTGGGGAACGTCAAGACGACAAGAGGATATGAGTTTCATCATTTCCAAGAGGAAGTTCTGAATATGACCCTCGAGGAAATTGAAAAAGAGTGGGAACAAGATGCGAAAATTGATGAAACCAATCTTGTCAGGGCATCTTCCGATATTCCAAAGTTCCACTCCAAATATTACAAACTCCTGGTTCGCTCCGCACTCAAGGTCAAGAAACTAAAGGGTGACCTCACGGAATTGGAGCGCCTGAAATTTGAATACTACAACGGATCACTGCCAGAAGAGGACCTGAAGGCAAAAGGCTGGAAGCCAAATGCCCTCAAGATCCTCCGCGCTGATATTCCAAGATACATCGACTCGGACAAGGACATCATTGACCTGTCCATGAAAATCAGCTATCATTCAGAGATCACCAAGTTTCTGGAAGACATTATTCGACAGGTGAACAACCGAAACTTTATCATCAAGAGCATGATTGACTTCATGAAATTTTCAAATGGCGGCTATTGAAAAAATCAGCTAAATAGGTACAAGAAAGCACAATTACATGATGTGAAAATCCCGTGATGACCGAAAAAATTGAAATCCAACACTACAATGAAGTCTATGTTCGTGTGAAGGCGGACATGAGTATCCTCCAGGAACTCACGGAATTTTTCATGTTCCGTCCGGCCGGGTTTCAATTCACTCCCAAGTTCAAGGCCAAGATCTGGGACGGTTACATCAGGCTCATTTCTCCCCATAAGCCCATTATATACAAGGGCCTGATTGGACACCTCAAAAAATTCTGTGAAGATCGTGACTATGAGATCGTGATCGAGGATGGTCTATTTCCGACAGAGGAAGTTCCAGACGACTATGGCTTTGACTTTGCCAAGGAAATCAATGCCACCCTTGAACCGAGAGATTACCAGAACCAGTATTTCGTGACAGCACTCCGAGAGGGCAGAACACTGTCACTATCTCCTACATCCTCTGGTAAAAGTTTCATCATCCATCTCATAGTCCAATATTATTGGCGAGTGATGGGACTTCGGACCCTGATCATCGTCCCCACGACAGGATTGGTAGATCAGATGGTGGGAGACTTCAAGTCTTATGGAGCCGATCCTGATATGCTCTACAAGATCCGTGGTGGCATTGACAAGGAGACTGATCTTCCTGTTGTGGTGTCCACGTGGCAATCTTTGTATAAGATGCCTTCAGAATATTTTGATCGCTTCGGGGTTGTGATCGGGGACGAGGCTCATCTCTTTTCAGCGAAGTCTCTTGTCGGCATCCTAGAAAAGATGGAACACGCCAGGTTCCGCTTCGGCTTCACGGGAACCATTTCTTCGGAATCGAAAACTCATCAGCTCGTCTTACAGGGTCTGTTTGGCCCCCTTGTCCGCTATGTAAAAACCAAGGATCTCATCGAATCCGGAACGGTAGCTGACTTCAAGGTGAAGGCCATAGTCCTGAAATATCCACAGAGCATCGTGGATGGTTTCAAGGCTGGACTTTCCAAAGTCAAGAAGGAAAAGAGGTACCACACCGAACGTGAATTTTTGGTTTCCAACACCCGAAGGAATACCTTCATAAGAAACCTGGTCTGGTCACTGAAGGATCAGAATAATTTGATCCTCTTTGACTTGGTAGAGAAGCACGGAAAAGTCCTGAAAGAACTATTTGAAACTGAAGGTCGTATTCTTCATTTCATGACAGGAGCATCCTCAGTTGAGGAACGCGAATCGGTAAGGCACACCGTAGAAGATGATCCTCTCAAGAGACATGATATCCTGGCATCATATCAGTTATTCTCAACCGGTGTGAATATCAAGAGACTTGATAACGTAATATTCGCATCAGGATCACAATCTGAAATCAGGGTTCTTCAGAGTATTGGCAGAACCCTGAGGAAAGGGAATGGATCGGATAATGCCACATTGTATGATATCGGGGATGATTTGAGTAAGGGATCATATACCAACTATACCATGAAGCACATGGAAAAGAGGTTGGAGATTTATGCTTCAGAAGGGTTCCCATTCAAGATATTCAAGGTTGATCTTTGATTTCCGTCCGACCCTGAATCAATGGACTGGCGTCCATGAGGCTTCGCCTCGTCCCTGTAATTACATGATTCTTGATTTTCCTAGATTCATATAGACAGTGATTCGGCCCCAAAAAGAATAATCAAGACCTAATACATTATCTCCTTCCCGATTTCCCGGTGGGACATCCTTATTTTACCACGGTTTTCCAGTAGTGTCAAGCCAGAAAATCAAGAAAAGTGGAGATTATTTTGGGCCAAATCATGGTCCTAATAACCATCACTTTCTGAAATCAAAACCCAAACAGTGGTTTACAATAAACCCGAACTGTGTTACCTTAAAACCTAAATACAGGCAATGAATAATCCATAATGAGCATAGAGAAAAAACCTAAGCGGAATTACGTGAATAATGCCGATTTTTATGAAGCATTGAAGAAACACAGGACCGCCTGTCAAGCGGCCAGAGATTCCGATAAGCCCCTACCACAAGTCCCGAATTATCTCGGAGAGTGTCTCCTTCAGATCGCGACTAATTTGGCCCGGCGACCTAACTTTTCTGGATATGCGTATCGGGAAGACATGATTATGGACGGCGTGGAAAACGCCCTTCGGTACATAGAATCTTTTGATCCCAACAGGACGAAAAACCCATTTGGATATTTCACGAAAGTGATATGGTTCAGGTTCATCCGAAAAATCAAGGATGAGAAGAAACAACTCTATGTCAGGTTCAAGAACTCACAGAGTCTCCTATCCGGTCAAGGAACGTTTGAAGCCGGACAAGAGGAGGTCCAGATGAACCTCTCCAATTCGGTAGACTACATGAATGCGTTCATCGAGGAATTTGAGGAAAAGAACTTCGGGAAGAAGAACATCAAAGCCTCGGACCTGGATAGAGAAGCGGAAGAAGCCAAAAAGAATGAGTGATCGTGTAGCCATTCTCTGTGATACTCACTTTGGAGTGAAGGGTGATTCCAAAGTGTTCCTGGATCATCAGGAGAGGTTCTTTCGGGATATATTTTTTCCATACCTTGAAGCAAATGAAATCACGACCATCCTACATTTGGGAGATGTATTTGATCGACGGAAGAATATCAATTTCTACACGTTTTCCAGGGTCAAGGAATTTTTCTTGGAGAAACTGGTTCCATACGATTTTCATGCCGTCGTTGGAAATCACGACACATTCTTCACAAACACGAACGAAGTCAATTCTCCAGCCCTTCTCCTAGGAAATTTCATCGACCCTTCTCAAGTGTATGTCAATGAACCCAAGGAATTGAAATTCGGTAAAACCAAGGTAATCATGTGCCCTTGGTTGACTCGTGAAAATACTGAACAGTGCCTGTCCACAGTCGCGAAATCCAAGGCTCATATTCTCATGGGTCATTTTGAGATGAAGGGATTTGAGTTTCTGAAAGGAATCAAATCTGAACATGGACTGGATGCAAAATTGTTCAGGAACTTTGAGGGTGTGTATTCCGGACACTTTCATCACCAATCCAAACAAGCAAATATCCATTATCTGGGCACACCATATCAAATGACGTGGGCCGACTTCGGAGAAACGAAGGGATTTCATGTTCTGAATACCAATACCAGAGACTTGGAATTCATTCCCAATCCACACGATATATTTCATAAGATCATCTATGATGGTGACGATACCGAGATACCTGATCTGGATAACTCCTACGTGAGACTGGTCGTGAAAGATCGAGGAGATTTATCAAACTTTGAGCAATATATTTCCAAGCTCAATGATTCGGGAGCCGTCGATATCAAAGTCATTGAAGATCCGAGCCTGATCATCGACTCGGTTGGAGATTTGGAACTCGACGAAACAATCACCACTCAAGAATTTTTGCACCAATACATAGATCAGGTCGAGACCAAGGTAGACAAGACCAAAATCAAGATAGTCATAGACGAGTTATACAAGAAAGCCCTGGCCGCCTAATTCATGCACATTCACTTCCAAAAAATCAGGTACCAGAATCTCCTGTCTGTTGGCGATCATCCCGTCGAGGTAAATCTGGAGAAGTCTCGAACCGTTCTCATATCAGGTAAAAACGGACATGGAAAATCCACGCTCTGTGAAGCCCTTGTCTTTGGCCTGTATGGGAAACCGTTTCGGAAAATCAACAAACCTCAACTGGTAAACTCCATAAACAAGAAGGGTCTCCTGGTTGAAATATGGTTCAGGATAGGTGGTGATGAATACCTGGTAAAACGTGGCATCAAGCCTAACATTTTGGAGATTGAGAAGAACGGGAGCCCTCTGGACAAGGATGCTGCTACCAGAGACCAACAGGAATATCTGGAAGACAAAATTCTTCGGATGTCAGCAAAGTCATTCACTCAAATCGTGATCCTTGGTTCGGCAGTCTACACTCCATTCATGGACCTGGCGGCTGCACAGAGGCGTGAAATTATTGAGGACCTTCTGGATATTCAAGTGTTCTCGGTTATGGCTGGTCTCCTGAAGGAGAAAATCGGTGATAATAAGGCGGCACTGACTTCTACCAATCACGAATTGGACCTGGTGAAGGTTCGTTTGGATTCAGCAGTCGAGAATCGCGATAACATCCAAAAAATGCTATCTGAGGAAACCGACAAAATCAAGTCTCAGATGAATGAACATGTCTCGACGATTGAGACCGAGATGAGACAAATCAAGGTTCTTGAAGAGGAAATGTCAGACCTCGAAAACACGATCACCGATAAGGATCAAGTCACCTCCGAAATTCAAAGCATCAAGAAGGTGATTCGCGACCTTGAATTCAAACAAAAAACACTTCGGGATGAGATCCAATTCTATGACGACCACGAGAATTGTCCGACCTGCAAGCAGTCCATAACGGAAAAATTCAAGGAAAATCTGGTATCAACAAGGAAGTCCAACCTATCAGAGATAGAGGCAGGCATCAATAAATTAACCACTCGTCTTGACGTTGCAGAAAATAGACTTCAAGTGATATCAGGGGTTGCAGATAAGATCACTTCGGTATATAATCAGGTATCAGAGCACAAGATCAATATACGGATCTCCAAAAGTGCTCTACAAGACTTGAAGCAGAAGCTGGAGACCTCTTCTGAAGCCGAACTTCAAGATCAACACGAATCCAAAATCAAAGAGTTGGAAGATTCCAAGAGGAAATTGCTTCGGGCTCAATCTGGTCACCTCGAGGACAAGGACGTCCTTTCCGTCGTGACTGCCATGCTCAAGGATACGGGCATCAAGACTAGTATCATCCGGCAGTATGTCCCGATCATGAACCAGATGATCAACAAATACCTTTCCAGGTTTGAACTGTTCGTTGACTTCAATCTGGACGAGACTTTCAACGAGACCATAAAATCTCGGCACCGCGATGCGTTCTCATTCAGCTCTTTCTCAGAGGGTGAGAAGATGAGAATCAATCTCAGCATCATGTTCGCGTGGCGAGCTATTGCGAAAATGAGAAACTCGGTATCAACGAACATCTTGTTCCTCGACGAGATTCTCGACGGGCCCAGCGACTCGGAAGGTGTAGAAAATCTCATCGACATCATCAACACGATGGGCGACAATGATAACATCTTCGTGATCTCCCATAGATCAGATACCTTTGCCGAGAAATTTGAACAGCACCTTCAGTTTGAGAAAGTGCGGAACTTCACGTTTGTAGCAGGAACTTAATGACAACCAACTTTTACACTTCGGTCGAACGTCATGGGAATAACATACTCTGGAGAGGATACCAGAACGATAAAGCTTTCATCAAAAAGGTGAGGTTTGAGCCTAGCTTGTTTCTTCCGAGTAAAGACAACAACTCTGAATACAAGACCCTGATCGGAGAGAAACCTCTGAACAGAAAGCAATTCGATTCCATGGGCGACATGCGCGAGTTCATGGTTCAACACGGTGGCGTAGGAAACTTCTCGGTTTATGGGACGACCAATTGTGTTACCCAATTCATTCAGGAACAATATCCTACCGAAATTAAGTTTGATGCTAGTCTCCTGAATATATTGACTTTTGATATTGAGGTCGATATTTCAGAGTCCTTTGCTGATATCGCGATCGCAGACAAGACCATCCTCTCGATTGCCATGAAATCTTCCAGAACCGGGACCTATCATGTCTTGGGCCTCAAGGATTATGACAAGAATCAGACAATATCCGGGATTAATCCCGGGGATATCAACTTCCAAAAATTCGACACCGAGGAAGCCCTGTTGGTCCGGTTCATCAATCTCTGGAAGTATTCCTATCCAGATATTGTGACCGGTTGGAACGTGACCTACTTCGATATCCAATACGTGGTAACTCGAATCATCAGGCTCCTCGGTGAAGACAAAGCAAGTGAACTGTCTCCATGGGGGAATATCAAGAAGTTCACCAAGAAGATATACAATCGGGATCAATCTTCATATCATATCGCCGGTGTAGCTATCGTTGACTTCATGGACGCCTTCAAGAAGTTCGGCTACAAATTTGGGAACCAACCATCATATCGTCTTGATCACATAGCTCATGTCGTTTTGGGTCGCAAGAAGATTGATTACTCGGAGTATGGTTCACTATCAGAACTCTATGAACAGAATCCACAGTTGTATCTGGACTATAACCTCGTGGACGTTGAACTGGTCGTTGCCATGGAAGAGGAAACGGCACTTCTCGAATTGGTGGCCACGATTGCCTATAGTAGCGGTGTGAATTTTGAAGATGCATTTGGAACAGTGGTCCTTTGGGAAAGTGAACTGTATCGAAAAATGTTAGAGAAGGGTTTAATACCGGACGCGAAAACCGAATCTCGAAATCAATCTTTAGCACTTGCCGGTGGATATGTAAAAGATCCTATAGTGGGACTATTGCGATATGGGGTAACAGTTGACCTCGATTCTCTGTATCCTCACCTGTTTCTTCAGTATAACATGTCTCCAGAGACGTATATACCTGATTTGAAGTTTGAGGTAAATCCAGATATTGTGTTATCGGGTCAATTCAGAAATAATAGTGATGAATATGCGGTAGCCGCGAACGGAGCATGTTTCTCCAAGAAGAAACTAGGTATCATTCCAGAAATCATTGAAACGACATATGCCCGTCGAAAAGAAGCAAAGCGAGAAATGCTTGTAATTGAAGATGAAATAGAACATATCAAAGATGAACACGAAAAGAAGGCAAAGAAAAAGCAAGCCCTACAGCTTCATAATATTCAGATGGCGCTAAAAATTAAAATGAACGCTCTGTATGGGGCTACAGCCAACAAGCATTTCCAATACTTTATTCATGCGATGGCAGAAGCTATTACACTATCCGGTCAGCTTTCAAATAGATGGGCAGCCAAGACCATAAATGAGTATTTGAATGGGGTTTTGGATACCAAGAATAAAGACTACATCTTCTATGGGGATACAGATAGTCTTTTCATTTCCCTTGAGGACATGGTAAGGAAGTTCTTGGATGTTGATAATTCATCTCGCGAGAAGATCGAGAAATTCATCGATCAAGTTTGTCAGGTCAAGATTGAACCTGTAATCCGGACCTGTTATGAAGACCTTGCCGAAGTCATGGGCGCATATCGAAATGCGATGAACATGTCTCGTGAGAAAATCTTTGACAGCATCATTATGCTTTCCAAGAAGAAATATCTTGCGAGTGTCTGGAACTCCGAAGGTGTTCATTATCCAGACCCCAAGATTTCTGTGACCGGGATTGAAGCAGTAAGATCATCCACTCCAGAAGCCTGTAAGGAGAAAATGACTGAAGCCTTCAAGATCTTCCTGAATGGCAAAGAGGAAGATGCCCAGGAATATATCCTGAATTTCAAGGATGAGTTTATGTCCTTGCCGTATCATGAAGTGTCCATGAATTCCGGAACAAATGACCTCGAAAAATACACTGATGACAAAGGATGGTACAAAAAAGGTTGCCCTATCCACGTAAGAGGTGCTATACTGTATAACAAGAGGCTCCGAGAGCTGAAATTGGATCATAAATACGAGATAGTCCAGTCTGGCGATAAAGTCAAGATGGCCTATCTCAAGATGCCAAACCCTCTTCACGAGAATGTGATCAGCTTTCCCGGGACGCTTCCGGCCGCGATGAATCTTCAAGATTACATCGACTACGAGACCCAATTCAAGAAGGTCTTCGTCGGCCCCCTTGAGACCATCATGAATGCCCGTGGCTGGTCCGTGGAAAAGCAAGACACTCTCGAAGATTTTTTCGGATAATCCCATTGGAGATGTAATGAAATGACGACAAAGAAAGCTTCATCGGTCCCTGATACGTCAAAGACCTACGACGACTGCATGGACATATATGATGAGAACAAGGAAAACCAGGAAGAATTTAGAGCCGGGACCCTGGCCGACTTCCTTGGTATCCCTCATACTCCACAAACCGTGGAAGATGCCAAGAGGGAACTGGCACTGGTAAAGCCTGGGGTCGTGAACAATTGGGAAGATCACTGGAAAGGGATGCCCGACTATGTAAACGAGGACAAGACCCCAATCAAGAAGATGTTGGTAACCTTCTATACCGAAGAGGCAATCCAGGAATTTGCCGAACTGGTCGGTCAGAAGATTACCAAGAAAACTCGGAGCATGTCCTATCCGGCTCAAGAGAAAGATGCCAATTCTCTGAGACGCTGGATCGACGAAAGTGAGGACGTGTAATCATGGCGACTCCAGAACACTTGATGCCGCATCACCCGATCTATGTGATTTCAAAGGGTCGATCATTTCGGAAACCACATACGGTAAAAGCCCTGGAAGATCTTGGGGTTCCGTTTTACGTCGTCGTTGAAACCCATGAAATAGACAGCTACAGGAAAGTGGTAAAAGATCCAGACTGTGTCCTATCCACGGGCTTCTCTAATCACGGAATGGGCAGCGGACCGGCCAGAAATTGGTGTTGGGAACACTCCATTTCCATCGGTGCCAGATACCATTGGATCATGGACGATAACATCGTTGATTTTCGAAGATTCCACTACAATCAGCGAATCAGGCTAAATACAGGTTCCTTCTTCAGGGCTTGTGAGGAATTTGTGGACAGATATGAGAACGTCCCACTGTCTGGTCTTCAATACAAGATGTTCATCTCTGACAATAACAAATACGGGGCCTATCAGCTGAATACCCGGCTCATGTCCTGTATTCTGATCGAGAACAGTTTTCCGCATCGGTGGCGCGGAAAATATAACGAGGACGTAGACATTTCCTTGAGGGCACTCAAGGATGGCTACTGCACAATCTTGTTCAATGCCTTCCTCTGCGACAAGCTAAATACCCAGGTAGTCAAGGGCGGAAACACGGCCGAATTTTATGACCATGAAGGAACATTCAACAAGTCCAAGATGCTGGTCGATCTCCATCCTGATGTGGTAACCATGGCCTATCGGTATGGAAGATGGCACCACCATGTCGATATGTCTTCGTTCAAGAGAAATAACAAGCTCAAGTTCCGGGAAGGTTTCCAGATGCCAAACGGGATCAATGAATATGGCATGGTCCTTGTGGAAGATTATGGACTTCCAACACAACATCGTGTCGATAAACCGTCTCCTCGAGGGACCATGAAACGTGAGAAGTTGCGAGCATGACATTTCAGGTTGAAGTAAAGAATGTGGCCACGAAGAATCCGGTCTACCTACGAGCGTCGGTAGATCCTAGATACTGGGAAGACGGTGAAGTCAATGGGGTTCCTGATGATGAGAATTACCCAAAGATGCCATTTGTATCTGATCAACGGACCGAGTGGAATATCACTATTGATCTGGAAACGGGTGTGATTATTGGTTGGCCGCGAGGAACAACGGCCAAGGTTCACTATGAGGTCTGTGACGCCGGAAGATATGATCTCCTGGATGCCGACGTGAACCTAATACATTCTCACTATGGCTATGTTCCTAGAATCATGTGTCCATCAGAAAATGGCTACGGAGACTATGTTATCATGAACATTGACGAGAATGGACAAATCCTGAATTGGATCTGCAACAATCGCCTTCTTCAAGACATAGTAAATCTAGGAGAGGACTAAAACAATAGTCAGATTAGTCATCACCGGTGGACGTGATTTTCGTCAACGAGATTGGATCACATGGCATATGAATGAATTTCAACGTGCTCATGGTCCTATCCGCTTATTGATCCATGGGGATGCGAATGGATTGGATCGCACAGCGGGATCGGTCGCCGAAGATATGGGAATTGAAGTCCAGAAAGTTCCTGCCAAATGGGACGAAATTGATGTTCCCGGTGCAGTGGTGAAGGTCAACAAATTCGGGAGGAAATACAATGTCCTCGCGGGACGATGGAGAAATACGGAAATGATTAAGGTCTGGCATCCGGATTTTGGCATGGTATTTCCGGGTGGGAGTGGTACAGCACACATGAAGAATGAAATGATGATCTATGGTGTTCCGATATGGGACGCGACCGAACTATGAGCTTGAAGCAAGCCTATGCGGGCGTCGTAAGGAGTGATCCGAAGCGGAGACTAAATGATTTCTATGCGACCCCTCCAATAGTTCCTTATATCCTGGAACGGTACACGAACATTCCTCACAGAGTCGTGGAACCTTGTGCCGGTCGAGGAAACATTTCTGTAGAGTTGAAACGACTCGGACATGAAGTCAAGTCATATGACCTCTTTGAGTATGAAAATCCGTTCGTGGATGATATCAAGACTGGAGTGGATGCACTAACTGTGATCAGGCCCAATGGATACACGGGCCTGATCACCAACCCTCCATATAAAGAGAATTTTCCCAAAAGGCTCCTTGAGAAAGCTGTTCAAGAATATGATTATGTTGCCCTCTTCTTGAGATTGACCTTCTTGGAGGCCATGAACAGAAAAACCATGTTCAATGACCATACACCATCCAATATTCTGATCATGTCAGACCGAGTCCGGTTCGCAGAAGATTTAGAACATGAACCCATAGAGGCGAAGGATCAAATCGGAGGCATGATCGCGTATGCCTGGTTTGTATGGGATAAGGATGCCCTTCACGACAATACACGGATGAAGTGGATATCACTGGGTGAACAATATCAGGATTGGCGGAATCATTACGAGGAAACGAAATCTTGAAGATCCTTCTGCCGTATTCTTCCCATCACATGGACCTCGACGGAACATTCGTGACGGGCGGAGTTGAGAAATTTATTCAGCTCCTGTATCATAATTTGGACGCTGAAGTGATCCCCGTTCCGTGTTCAAAAGAGGAACAGAAGACAAGGACGGTGACTTCCAAGGTGGTCTCCATCGCAAAAAACCACGATGTTGACGTGATCGTTTCCAATTATGATTCGCAACCGCTCACGAATAATCTCCGAAATATCATACCAGAGGTTCCCGTGATGTGGATTTCTCATACTGGAGCCAATGGGATCAGTATAATTAACAAGATCAAGAATATCAAGAGTTTTGTAGAAACGGGCGGTACACTGTTTCTCATGAGTGAGCGGCAATACCTGCTTCATAACAAGAAATCTCAAGTTCATAACGGCTGTGACATGATTCTCAACGGCGGCTACATCAATTCAGCATTCTGCACAGGCGATGAAGCACCATCAGAGATTGAATATGATGCTGTGACCGTCGGTCGTCTTGATCCACTCAAAAATCCATTCTGGCTCCACAGGAAAATGAGCGGATCTGGAAGACACTCTTTGATCATGAGCACCTATTTGAAACATCGATCATCGGCACAATTTCTTGAATACAAATCCAAAAATGAGCACTGGAAATATCCACAAGAAACTGTATACGATCTTCCATACAAGGAAGTTATGGATACCATGAGCAAGGGAGCTTGCTACGTGTCCACGTGTTATGACGAGACCTGGGGTATCACTGCCTTGGAATCGCTGGCACATGGTCTTCCGCTCGTGTTGGTGACAGATAAATATGAAAAACACGGATCGGATGGGATACCAGCTTCTATGGATCACGTGAGAAAAGTCCGATCCACGATTTCCAAATCGGATTTCATTGAAATCGTGGATCATTTCAAGACATATTCCATGGATCAGAGGCGCGAGATTTCAGATCTCACCAAGGAAAAGCACACTCGTGAAAAATGGAAGTCTTCCATCATGAACGCCATTGACAAGACGATTGAGAACAATTCCAAGATCTCGGCACATAACTTGATGAGTTTCACGCAATGAAAATATTGATGCCGTATTGCACAAGAAGCGGAATTACCATCGATAATTCCCGTATCTTGGGTGGCCTTGAGAAATTCGCACAGAACATCTACAAGAACATAGATGCTGAGATTATCCCTCTCCATTACACAGAAGAGGACAGGAAACGGCATCTGGTCACCAACATGGTCGTCCAGGAAGCCATGAAACAGAACGTGGACTTCATTCTCAGCAATTATGAAAATGAGACACTGACCCTTAATGTTCAAGCTAGGCTTCCAGAAATACCCATCATGTGGATTTCACACTCTTGCGCTGGAGGAATCGGACGAATCGGGCAGATGGAATCAATGCGTGAATTTGTGGAAAACGGCGGCACCCTGTTCATGATGTCCGAGAATCAATATAATGGCCTCGAAAAAGCATCCCGCAGGATCCATGGCAAAGGAATTATCCTCAACGGCGGCTACATCAATTCAGCATTCTGCACAGGCGATGAAGCACCATCGGAGATTGAATATGATGCTGTGACCATAGGACGCCTGAACAAAGAGAAACAGCCCTTCTGGATCCACCGAAGAGGATACAAACATAAGAAGCGGACACTAGTCATGACGAGTAATGTCGAGGAATTTATGACTGATATTGCCAAAGATTATTATTCCAAGCACCTCCATTGGGTATATCCTCAAGAAACGTTGTATAATCTGTCACACGCCGAGAACATGAGCTATCTCGCAAAGGGTGCCTGTTATGTCTCGACTCATCCACGAGAATCCTGGGGTATCACGGCCCTTGAAGCATTGTCTCATGGAATTCCGTTATTCTTGAAGTGTGACATGACTGGTATTCATTCTTCGGAGTGTATCCCGGCATCACCAGATCATTACAAGAAAGCGATAGCGTCTCAAGTTGACGCGGATATATTTGCGGATATATGTGATCACTTCAAATCATATTCCATGGATCAGAGGCATGAAATATCGGGAATGACTAAGGAAAAGCACACTCGTGAAAAATGGAAGTCTTCCATCATGAATGCCATTGACAAGACGATTGAGAACCACAAGAAACATACTAGGACAAGCCTAATGGACTTTATCACATGAAGCACCTCTTTATTGATTGCGAAACGATGGGAACAAACACATACGATTGCGCTGTCATTGACTTCAGTGCTTTCGTATTGGATACCGACATAATTCTTTCAAATAATCCATACACTCTTAAAACCATAGTGGACGTGAAAAGATTTAAGCTGAACATTGAAAAACAGGTTGCCAAGCATGGTTTTAAGGTATATAGTGATACCATAAAGTTTTGGCAAGAGCAGCCCGATTCAGTCAGAAAAAGAATAGCTCCTTCCAAAGACGACCTCACCCTAGAGGATTTCTCCCATCAATTCCTGGCCTATCTTTCTCAATACGGAAAGATTGATTATTGGTGGTCCAGAAATAACGCATTTGATCCATTAATTCTATGGCGCCTTTTTGAATCCGCCGGGAAATCCAAACTCATCTATGAATATCTTCTTCATTGGAAACTCCGGGATATCCGAACCTTCATTGATGCCAAGTTGGATTTCCCCATCAAGAACGGATTTGTCCCTGTTCAAGATGAAGACTTCTGGAACAAGGTCTTTCAAGAACATGATTCATCGTGGGACGTCCTCGCTGATGTCCTTCGATTCCAAGCCATCACAAGAGCAGAGCACGATCTTCCGGGAGTTACCAGATAATTGAATTTGAATGTAAAAATTGAAGACCTACAAAAACACTCCCTCTTTGTCGGAGTTCCAATGTATGGCGGACAGGCATCTGGTTTATTCACGAGATCCATGGTAGACCTATCTATCAAGTGTACACGCTATGGCATACCCATGCGGTTCTATTCACTATTCAATGAGAGTCTAATACCGCGCGCGAGAAACTACATCGTGGATGAATTTCTCCGATCGGAAGCTTCCCATTTCATATTCATCGACTCTGATATCGGGTTTAACGCCGATGATGTGATCGCGATGATGGCTATTCAAATCTCCGATCCCGATAAATACAATGTGGTGACCGCTCCCTATAACAAAAAGACTATAGCATGGGAGAAAGTGAAGCTTGCTGTAAATTCCGGCAAAGTAGATAATCCATTCGATCTTCCCAAATATGCAGGAGACTTCGTTCTCAACCAGGTAGAGGGAAAGACCAATTTCAGGTTGGATGAGCCTGTTCAAGTCCAGGAAGCCGGCACTGGCTTCATGATGATAACAAGAAATACTCTAGAAACCTATTCAGACACGTTTCCCGAGTATAAATACTTTCCCGACCATATCAGAAGCGATAACTTCGATGGATCACGAGAAATCACCGCCTTCTTCGACTGCGTGATTGATCCGGATTCGAGAAGGTATCTGTCCGAGGACTATTTCTTCTGTAGGAATATCACGAAAATTGGCATGAAAGTTTGGATGTGTCCCTGGATGGAACTCATCCATGTTGGCTCCTATAATTACAGCGGAACTATTGCCGCCTTAGGTAGTCTAGGAGAATCGTTGACTGCGTCTGAAAAGAGCAAGACCAAGAATTACACATCTTCCAAAAACCGAAAGAAACGGGCCTTTCGCCCATAAATTATGCAAGGAGTTACAATCTTGAAGTTTTCAAAAGAAACCTTGACCGTTCTCAAGAATTTCTCGACTATCAACCAGAGCATCCTCTTCAAAGAGGGCAGCGAAATCAAGACCATCAGTCCACAAAAGACCGTGATGGCATCCGCGAATATCACAGAGGATATTCCCTCGCAAGCTGGCATCTATGATCTGGCCAGGTTCCTATCTGTCCATTCCCTGTTTGAGAATCCTGATATTGAATTTGGCGACAAGTTCCTGACCATTCAGGAAGGGAAACGGAAGACCAAGTATACCTATGCCGATCCTTCCATGATGATCCTGCCTCCAGAGAAGGAAGTGAAAATCCCTTCTATTGATGTAGAAGTGGATGTGTCATCATCCGATATCGACAGTGTGATGAAAGCTGCGTCTTCACTAAGGCTCCCAGAAATTGCCTTTATCGGCAGGGAAGGAACGTGTTACCTCGCGGCGGTTGATTCCGGTAATCCGTCTTCCGATACATTTGAAGTGGAACTTGGCGACACGGAAGATGATTTCCAACTGATCATCAAATTGGAAAACCTCAATGTGCTCCCGTCGGATTACAAGGTTGGTCTCTGCTCCAAGGGGATTTCAAAGTTCACCTCGGACACAGCTACCTATTTCATCGCAATCGAATCCAAGTCACACTACAAGAAGGGCTAATCATTCATGGCAGAGGACATTACGGTACAAGATATCAATGCCGCAATTCAGATCATCGATGTTTGCTCGACCCGAGGGGCATTCAAGGGTGAGGAACTCGCAGAGGTCGGGACGCTGAGAAATAAGTTTGCAGCCGTTTTGAAATCAGCATCTGAACCAGCAGAGGCGCCCGACGAGGATCTTGCGGTAGAAGATTGATGGGTTGGGCATCAATTTGCCCAGCCAATTTTTGATGATGCACATAATGGAGCTCAAATGCTTGCCGATGAAAAACTCTGGGTAGAGAAATACCGTCCACAGAAAATCACCGATACCATTCTACCAGAGAAGCTGAAAAAGACCTTTCAGCAATTTGTGGACAAGAAGGATATTCCCAACCTACTCCTATCTGGTCCGCCGGGAACGGGCAAGACCACTGTTGCCAAGGCAATGCTCAAGGAACTGGACGCTGACTACATTGTCATCAAAGGATCATTGAATGGTGGCGTGGATGCCATTCGCCATGAGATTTCCAATTTTGCCTCGTCAGTTTCATTTTCCGGCGGCCGGAAATACGTGATCATCGATGAAGCAGATTATCTCACGGCCGCGGCGCAGGCCGGTATGCGGAACCTTGAGGACTTCAGCAAAAATTGCGGGTTTATCCTGACCTGCAACTTCAAGAATCGGATGATTGAACCCATCCATTCTCGGTATTCTCTCGTGGACTTCTCCATTGAACGGTCCGAGAAGCCCAAGATGGCAGTGCAGTTCTTCAAACGGGTCCTTGGTATTCTGGAACAAGAGGGTATCGAATATGACAAAGCGACGATAGTCAAAGTCGTTGAGAAGTATTTTCCGGACTTTCGTCGAATCCTGAATGAGATCCAACTATACTCTGCGACGGGGAAAATTGACGAGGGCATCTTCGTCAACTTCAAGCAAGAGTCCATCGACGAACTGTTCGGTTTCCTTCGGGAAAAGAACTTCACGGAGATGAGAAAGTGGGTAGCCTCTAATTCAGATCAAGACTGCACGGAGATATTCCGAAAAGTGTATGAAACTGGATTAGAACAAATTGAAATGCGCAGTATGCCCACATTGGTAGTGGAACTTGCGGATTATCAATACAAGCACCAGTTTGTGGCCGATCCGGAAATTAACATGGTGGCATTCCTGACCACGATCATGGTTGAATGTCAGTTTAAACCCTAGGGGAGTTTAATTATGCGAAATGTGAAAACTGTATCTACATACAAGGTCGGTGGTCTTACTGTAGAGTGGAATGAAATCGTTGAAGCCAAAGTGAGATGGAAATTCGATAAGTCAATGATGGAATTTCTGGAACCCTTGCTACAAGAACTTGATACTGGAGAAAGAGACCGTGGTGAAGATCAGCAGGTGCCAGAATTCAAGTCAGTGAGAACAAATCTAGAGGATATATCGCCCGTAAGAAAGGTTTTCATGGTGGATATTCCTGATATTACTGAAGAAGAGGTAGCGAGTTACCTATCTCATCCACTTCCGCATATGGAAATCGGGGGACAAACAGCAAATGTAGGTTCTCTTGGCTCTAATCCTTTTGAATATCAAGCGCCAATATCATACACTGCCGCATCCGCAAAAGACAGAGCCGTAAAACGAATCGAGAATGAATTTGATAAAACTAAGGAAACCGCTGAAGCCATTAAGATTCCGAACGAGAATACTCCTCCTTTGAATCAAAACAAGTCACTATTCAGGGCGAGTTCGCGGGATACCTTTAGTGTTAAGGTCCAAGGTCAAGATTATATAGTGTTGCCCCTTTTTGACGTAAATAAAGAAACACTGGAGCCTTATGTTCATTTCCAGTATCGGAAACCAGGAAGCCTGGAACTTTCCAATCCATTGGCCACTATACTACCCTTAGGGGTATCACAAACATTATCTGAGTCGGGTCAGGAAGCAATCATAAAAATCTTGGAGACGGAGATTGAAAATATCATTGGTATTGCCGACGGCGATGTGAAACAATTAGCTGCCAGCCTTCTTCCGCCCAAAAAATCAGAACCGACCTAGATGTTCTGGCGCAAGGAAATCAAGTGTCGCCTTTGCTCGGAGAAAGTTAAAGAGAAAGACTCGTACCGAGCAAAGGTGGAGACAGCAGACGGTCCAATTATACTGAGAATCTGTCCGAGTTGTGCAGAAACTCTAGATGCAATTATTGAGGTGTTGAGTGAGCCAGAAAGATCCGACCCCCTTTGACTTCATCGCTGCTGTAGGCCAGACCAAGGTCGACATGCTTGCTAATGATCCGTCAATGGAGAAAGCCTATACTCCATATGTGATCAACAGGGGGTTCTCATATTTCATCGACACGATTCTTCATGCAAACGAGATGAATATCAAGAATAATCTGGACAACGGACCTCAGTTCTATTACTACATGGGGTCGCTGCCTTCCAAGAAAAGGTTCTCCAAATGGCACAAAGCCGAGAAAAGTGAGAGCCTGGACTTGATACAAGAGCACTATGGTGTCCGTCGGGAGATTGCCAAACAATACTTGAAGATCCTCGGTGAATCTGACCTTGAAAATATCCGTGAAATTCATGACCAAGGTGGGACATCAAAAACTAAATAGGAAGAGCCAAGATAATGAATAACAAGAAGAGTGAGCTTTGGCATGAACATCAGCGAGGATATTTTTCAAGGAATTGGAGTTGAAATCAGACTCAACTCCCCCGACGACTTCCTGAAAATTCGAGAGACGCTGACCAGAATCGGGATATCTTCAAAGTCCGGAGATACACTGTATCAGTCTTGTCATATCCTGCACAAGCGTGATCGTGACAGTGCCGGAAAGAGTAGATACGTGATAGCCCATTTCAAGGAACTCTTTATCCTCGACGGCAAAGATTCCACTCTAGGAGAAGAGGATATCTCTCGAAGGAACACGGTCACGAATCTTCTGGAAGAATGGGAACTCCTGACCATCCTGGACTATGAAAAATCTGGTTCTCCAGTTGCTCCTCTTCATAAACTCAAGATCATCCCATTTAGTGAAAAATCAAAATGGGTTCTAAGACAGAAATACACAATCGGACATCATGTAAAGGACGTGAAAACAAGATGAAGACATTTCAGATGAAAGTATTTAAGGTCAACCCGGAAGCACAACTCCCGGAGTTCGCGACCGCTGGAAGCGGGGCATTCGATGTCCGTGCTTGCCTGGCCGAAGGTGGATCAGTAGTCACCTATAACCCACACAACAGGCAGGTGATTGTGCCCGTCAAGATGAACCGTGGTGTGCCTTTCATTCGATGTCATCCACAATTCAGGTTGCTGATTCCGACCGGCTTGATTTTTGACATTCCAGCCGGAAACGTGATCAAGATATTTCCGAGGTCGGGATTGGCCACGAAACTGGGTCTGGTCCTTGCGAATCAAACGGCAATCATCGATTCGGACTATGTAGATGAAACAATCGTGATTGTGCATAACAATTCAGATACCCCGGTTGACATCGTTCACGGAGACCGAATCGCTCAAGGTCGGTTGGAAAAGAATCTAAGATATGCCTTTGAAGAGGCATCCGAAGCACCAGAAAGAACAACTCGCAACGGTGGGATTGGATCAACCGGCGTGGAGTGAAACAGAGATCCTGGAGTGATTTCCAGGTATAACCCGGATGGGGCGCCATTAAGGGTCCCATCATCAATCTTGCTCAAATGAGGAGAACACTAAACATGACTAGACTGCAACAAGAATTTGATCAGATCATTGATCAGCTGATGTTTCCCACGAGGATCGCCAAGACATTCTCGGACGCGAATAGCGGCTACCCCAAATACAATCTCATTCGTGTTTCCGAAGAGGAAACGGTGATTGAACTGGCAGTTGCTGGTTTCAAAGAGGATGAAATTGAGGTCAGTGTCGAGGAAAACACACTCAAGATCTCTGGACGCAAAGGCAACACCGATGTGGCAGATTATCTGTACAAGGGTATCGCCACACGTGCGTTTGAGAAATCCTTCGGGTTGACCAGGGACGCGAAGGTTACCAAGGCGGAATACACCGATGGTATCCTCTCTGTATTCGTGACTTATGAGATCCCAGAGGAGAAGAAACCCAAGGCTATTCCTATCGGGAAAGGCGATCGGTTGTATCTGACGGAACGATCTGACATCGTCTAATCTATTGCCGCAACCAATCTTCTTCAAGACTATTACCAAAATGCCGTTGCAACGACGGCATCTGCCTGTGGAGGGCTTGTAAGACCTGGATTGGAAGAAATATCTTCCAATCCAGGCAAGGCATCTGTGAAGCAGGAATACGGAACTGATGGGTTCCAAGCTATCGAGGCTTTAGCCTGATGGTTATGTTGACTCTGAACAGACCAAAATGAGGGGAGCGCCATCGATGGTGCTCCACTTTCTGATTGACAAAGAAGATCGTGTAAGTTACTGTGAAATCTCAAGAAGAGGGAGTTTCACCTTGAAAACCTACTCAATCACCATGAGCATTTCCGTCAATCTCACGCTCGAAGCTGACTCCAAGAAACACGCTCGGTTGATCGCCCTTGGCTCCCTCGCTTCCCAATGTTCGGAATTTGACCGGAGAGTGGACACAGTGGATGACATCACGGACTATCTGTCTCCGCGAAAGAAAGCACCCCGACGCGGAATTGGGTCCTATTAATCCTCAAGGACACTAACGTTGAATGACCAGGTCGAGGCGTCCCCCGGTGTTCCGTAAGTTCCGACCGATGTTCCGGGTCCACCAATATCTCCGCTCTTGACCGTAAAGGCTGCAATGAAGTCTTGGTAGTTTTGTGGAGTAGAAAGGCCCTCACCGACAAATACATCTGCATATGGTGTTACTTCTCCAAACTTGCCCAGCAGGATGTTGTCATTCAGTATCACATCTGGAAAGTTTGCTGGTGGGTCTTCAGAGGATACGTTAGGAACACCTCCGTAGATATTATTCCTGATCACAATGTCAGACTCACCTAGAATCCTACGACCGAATGACATACGTGGAGCAATAGATTCCGCATAAGAAGGTTCTTGTTCAGGATACGCTAGGACGTTGTATGCGAATATACCGCCGTCTACACCTTCAATTGTCAGATGATGATTACCACCACCAGTAAGAACATTTCCAACTATAATAGGATCAACCATGATAGTTGTGCCCGCTGGACCATCTTGGAATGAAGTCATGACCTGTGTGCTTGCGCGGAAGGATTGCCCTGTTACGAAGGCTACATTCATTATATGTTGAACACCACGAAGTATTTTATTTGTGTTGCCACCATACTGAACAAGGAGGTCGTTGTGGGACGTTCCATAACCAAGAGGATCATATGCAACATTATATCTGATGATTTTCGGTGTATCACTTTCTTCATTGACGTTTGTAGACATGACCTTGATACCATCTGTGAACATATAATACAATACATTACCTTCAATCAAGAAGCCATCGTCACCCGCAACAAAGACTACAATACAATCGCTGACATCGTATATCTCGCAATTCCTGATTGTGCTATTAAAGGAAGATACACCGTGGCCAGATGCCGTTGTTCTAAAGCCAGCATATGTGTTTATATGACCAGGGACAAGTTCATCAATGGGATAGTGTTTTCCGTGTATTTTCAAGTTTTCAAATACACAGTCTGAAACTCTGGCAGAAGGCCGGATCAGACCGGCACCACTTGTTTCAGGAACATTATCATCAAAGATTTCCATATCTCTGAATATGATATTGCTGCACATATGTGGCCTAAGAGTTATTAGAGAAGTTTCATGATCTCCCTCACCACGAAGAATCATTGGTGCTGTGTAGTGAACACCATCTGGCCATCTATTTGGAAGATTCTCGTAACGGCCACGTCTCAGAACAACATCTACACCACCGTCAGGGTGACTGGCAGCAAATACAGCTTGGGCTTCTTGAATACTGGCAACAGAAGCATACTCAGACTCTTCGTCAACAGTAATATCAACTGTGCCACCTGGATAGGCACAGCGTATCACCGCGCCATCTGGTGCCCCAATACCATCAAAGGTTAATCGGCCACCAATAATAGCAGGTGTGTAACCATCAAGAGACCCGGAAACAAGACTATGAACGGAAAGTAACGGAACAGGTTCCCCCGTATCATCGAGAGGTGCATACCCACCTGCGTTGCTATATGTCAAAGAACCGAAAGTTGCAGTTTGTGCCGATACATCTTCTTCCCAAGGTTCAGGTGGGGGAACATCGCCGACATACATTTCTTCAGTTCTGATTGTTCTTCCTCTACCATTTTCATCGAAGATAGTGATTTCACAGAAACAATATCCGTCGATCAAGACGCCAGAATCAAACTCATCTGATGTCTCGTTTTCAACAGGTTCGTTATTGAAGAACCATTGATACTCTGTGTCTTCAGAAACATAGTCTTCAGCGGGAAGTGGTGTATCAACTTTGAATGTCCAACTCATGGTTATGCCCTCACAGCCAGAGTGATATATGCTTGATGGTAATCAGCACCCGACAGTTCTCCTGTAGTTGGACCTATTGATCCTGCTACCTCTTTAGTGCCAGATGCTACAAAGATTGAACCGTCAGAGATATTTGTTGGAAAGACTACTATAGTGGAAACATCATTCAAATCTTCATTTTCCAATAATTCGTCAACAAGGGTAACTGCATTTCCTCCGGTTGGTCCATATCTCAATGAACACATAGCTAGAATTAGACTGTTATCATATGGAACATCTCCACCTGTAATTTCAACTTCTACAGAAACTCCACTTGCCTTTTGTCCTATACCCACAATGTCCCAAGGTTCATTTATACCAGAATCAGATATAACGATGATACCAGCGAAACGTTGCGTAGTTCCCACAACAGAAAAATTCGGGTTATCCTCACTCGAACCTTTAGCTCGTTTTACCCATACTGATAAGAATGGAAACGTCCCACTTCCAGTAGAAGCATTGCTGTCTGCCACATGTATCCAACCTTGATCTGATGGATTATCTTCAATCTCTGTATTACCTCTTCGATATGTAATTAGAACACCAACATCGCCCATTTCATGTGTAGGCCACACAGGAGTTATCGTTCCTGTTCCATTAACAAATGTTCCGACACTTCTAATTTCAGGTGGTTCTGCTCCTGGTATAACAGACACAGTAGGTGTGCCAGTCCAGATTGCTTCAGATACACGAGCTGTTATATCAAATAGACTTTCCGCAAATTGTCCGTAAGGGTCGGTAGCTCGAACAATGATTGAAAGAACACTATCGTCATTTCCAACAGGTGTTCCTGATATGACACCAGATGAAGAAATAGTTGCACCCGACGGTAGAGGATCAGATTCAGGAGCGAGGCTAAATTCTAAATCAGTTCCTGTAAAATCTCCACTGACATCAACAGGTGTCATTGGTTCATTCAACCATATCTCAATATCAGGTAAATCTCCAATCGCCTCTGGCGGCTCAGGGGGGGGTACCACCAATTATGATTTGACCTTCATCCCCTATAGCATCAGGCAGTTCTGGAATCTCGGGTTCAGGAGATGATATGATTGTTATCTCACCTGGATTGTTGCTCTGGAGAACCCAACCCTCAGGTATTACCTCTGTTGGTGTTTCAGACTTTGTATCCGACCAGTCTCCTTCACCGATACTGTTGACAGCCCGAATCTGAACATCATACTCATCTTCATCTGTCAACCCAGTAATGGCAAAGCCACTTACCCCACCAGACGATACAGGGCTACCAGAGTCGAGCCGGTATTCAATGTCGGTAATTTCAGAACCACCGTCTGCTGGAAGCTGGTTGATAAGAACCGACAGAGACCCACCCGTCTCTGTGTCTTCGAGAACCCAATCTTCTGTAGTGAACGCATTTGGAACAGTGGCATCAGCGACAGGCTCAATCAACTGTGAACCAACACCGTCATGGAACCGATATTCAGTTCCATTGACCAAGTCCGTTATCGTGAATGGTATTTCATCTTCAACCGAAAACCATGAATCTTCGTCAGGATCATCTTCAGATTCTTGCCAGAAAATCCTGCGAGTGTCTCCAATCGGAGCAATTACACCCACTTCAGCGTCTCCGACTTCAAAGGTGACTGCAATCGCGCCGTCCTGTGGGATCGTGGCAATAGATGATCTTAACTGTCTGGCACCAGCACCCTCGGGAACATCCCCACCGACACTATCAATATCTTCCAGTGCACCCTTGATAATTCCATCAAGCTCTAGCAGTTTATCCGCAATCGTCATCAGTCATTTTCTCCGAGGATTGCGTCAAGTGCATTTTCGATATCCCCAAGTGCTCCATGGAGATCGGCAACCGCCTCGATCAAGGTTTCCGATCCCTCGCCTCGCCAATCTCCAGACGTGGCAGATACGTTTGCAAATGCAGTAACGTCTGCATTGTTCGCTATTCCCTGGAGCTTGGTGACAGCTGATGCCGGCATGAAACCAGCAGTCGAATCTGTCGCGGCATCATGACTATGAACAGCAGCCGCAAAATCACCAGTATCAGCCGCTGCGGCTGATCCAAGAGTCGGCCTATCGTCCAGGTCATTATAGCTGCCACTGGATGCAACGTCCGATAGGCCATCGATCATTGAGGCCAGTTCATCGATCCCTTCCTGGACATTTGTTGCCGCCATTTCGGAAGTGGTATTTGAATATGATAGAGAGGCCGCATTAGGATTTGCTGTTGCACCATCAGCGACATTGATCAATCCCCGGACATCAGACGCAGATAAATCTTCCGGATCTCCGGTGGATGCAGAAGTCCTACCCTTTATGGTTCCGGATCCAACATTCGCGAGCTTGGCATTGGTCACCACATCATTCGCGATTGTGGTCGCGCCGTCTCCATCAGAAGTTACGTCACCGGAGTGATTAGGATGAGAATAGTTATTGGCATTTTCATCGACTGTACCAACTTTTGTGATGGCAGCATCGATGACTTCACCGGTATGAGTGGATTGATAGGTCATATGAGTATTTATCTCCTGTGTTAGTCGTCCTCTGCCACTAGGAATTTCTGCCCCGAGGAAGTCAAGAATTCCTGACCTCCACTCGTGAAGAATTGATTTTCAAGGGGTGCCGTTGTTGGTGCTTCGGATTTCAGATCTGAACCTGGACCTTCACCCTCAGAATTGACCGCTCTCAATTCTACATCATATTCAACATCATCTGTGAGACCGGTGATCTCAAAGGAAATTATTCCTCCAGAGGATACCCATGAACCTCCATCAACTCGATATTCCACATCCGTAATTTCAGCACCATTAGGATTCGGTAACTGATGAATATTCACCAGCAGTTCGCCTCCCACCCCGGTATCGACGAGATCCCAGTCCCCCACATCAAATGTAGCAGGAACATCTACAAGTGTCGGAGTTTCCGACTTCGCACCACTCTGAGGACCTGAACCTACTGCGTTTACAGCACGTATCCGAATAATATATGAAGTTCCGTTGGTAAGACCATCTATATTGAAGGTTGATGTTCCACCAGACGAGATCCAGCTCCCCCCACTAACCTGATACTCAATATCCGATATAGTTGCCCCACCGGAATCGGGCAATGACAGGATATTCACTGTCAATTGTCCACCAGCAAATGTGTCTTCAACATTCCAATCGAATGGGCCAAAGGCGCTAGGAACTGTGACCAACGTGGGTGTCCCGTCCTTGACATCAGATATATCCGATACACCTTTGATATTTTCAGATCGAAGAACGACAGATACCTGAACTCCATTGGTCAATCCGGAAATATCAAAACTTGAGACACCACCGGTAGATACCCACAGACCAGAATCGACCCTGTATTGAACGTCGGTGATCGGTGAACCGCCGTTGAATGGAAGCTGGTTAATAATTACGGAGAGGGTTCCACCTTCTTCAGTGTCATTGAGATCCCAGTCGCCTACAGCAAATGCCTCAGGAACCGTGATTAGTGTAGGTGTATCTTGTTTTGAAGATGATGGATCAGATTCTCCATACGCATTTACCGCTCTGATCCTGATTCCATACTCTTGATCATTAGTTAGACCGTCTATGAAGAAACTTGAAGTTCCACCGGAGGATATCCATGGGCCGCTTCCGACCTGGTATTCAATGTCCGTGATTGGAGAACCACCATCAAACGGAAGATCTGATATCAGGATCTGAAGCTGACCACCTTCTGTGGTATCCAGGATTGCCCATAGGTTATCAGAAAACGGACTAGGAGCGACCGCTGGCGCAGGGGCTACTGTTCGGGAACTAGAATAGAATATCCTGGAGTTATCCGCAGAATCTATCACTTGTTCACGGACACGCCAGATTTGGCCGGTCTCGGCGATGATATCATCCTGGTAGGATGTCCATTCCCCTGCACCGAGTCTCATTTGTCTAATAACCGTAGCAATCGAACCGGCCGATGAACTATATGAACCCCAGGTCACAACTTCATTCAGCAGTTCATCGTCGTGTATCAGATCTATGAACGGAGGAGAACCAGTTATGATGGCAGGAGTGGTCTCACCACCTCTACCATATCCACGGACTCTAAAGGATGAAGTTGAAAACGCCAATGGTCAATGTCTCACTAAGCTGGATTATCCGCTGTTACTGCTACATCACCTCGCCCTTTCACGTAAAGGGTCTCCCCGTCTTCGAGTTTTAGAGATGTTTGTTCATATACTCTAGCGAGGTGTCCCCTATTGAGGTCGGGCTCCGTTGAGTTGATTGCCCAGTGGAGACCATTGGACAATGGGTTGAATACCACGTATCCCTCTCCCATGGCAATGGGTGTCCATTCTCCCTCAATGGGAATAATTTCAGTAATTGCCATTTAATATTTTCTCCATTGTCTCTTCATTTCAATTATGTTTCAATTTGTACAGCAGAACGGAATATCTCATCCATTTGTTCATCGGTGATTCCCGTCGCCGTGATAATTGTCGCAATAAACGGACCAGATCGGTGAAACTCAACGGCTTCTGCCCAAGTGAGTTTAGTCAAAGGGTCGGCCTGCTCGATGATCTGCTCGACTTGGGCGAGAAGACCCGCCGCCAGCAGTGCCGCTTTGGCCTGAAACCGGCTGCACACCATGGTTTTACGTTCTAGAGCCAGAAGATGTGTTACGTCTACCGGCACGTGTACCCATCTGTTATCTCGCCATTCGTAATCCGCTCCTGGTTTCAACGGTACTTCTACAGTTCCATCGGGGTAGGTATTACGAGTAGAATTACTGGGTTCGCTCGTCGTCTGCCAATAACCACGTGACGGGTGATAGAAGCCAAATTCTGTTTCCATTAGCGCAACTCCAGCCATGTGTGGTATCCTGAATTTTGTCTATAATACCAACCAGTAGGTACTATAAGTTGTGATAACACCCAGGTGCTTTGACCGGGCATTGTAAGGTGCCAATTGGTACCGTCACTCGATATAAATGTTGACCCACCACAATGAATACTAAGTTGAATCGATCTCCCGGTAGTATTTTGATAAACAGTATTTTCT